AATTGATTTTAAACTTCATTTTGATTTTGCAACAGAAAATCAAATACAAAAAATGTACAAATTCTTTTTCCCAAATAGGTTAAATGATTTTGAAAAATTTTATAAACAAATAAAAAAATATAAAACAACCACATCAGTTTTACAAAAATACTTTTTTGATAATTTAGAATCAGATGATCTTTTGAAAAATATTAAAACATTTGTTACTCTATCAGAAGATTATAACAAAGATGAATATTACAAGAATATGTATTGCTAATTTGAAGATTCTTTTATTTATATATTATATAAATGGATTCACTTGAAAGTATAATCCTAGTTTTAATTATTTTGTGTATCATAATTTTATTTAAAATAAAATCAAATCGTAAGATAGAAGGATTTGGATGTAGTTGGTATGACTTACCTTGTATTGCTAGAGCAATTGCTGAAGCACTTAGAAAGGCTTTAGAACTAATATATATTGCTTTTACATTAGGTCTTCTTGTAATACAAATGCCTTGGCTTATTCCTAAATTTTTCCGAGAGGGGGGAAAATCTGCTGTCCGGGCACTTAGATTCTTTCATAAAACAATATCTGTATATATTCAGAGAGTAAGAAAATTTGGATTTGATACATACGACAGAACTAAAAAAACAATAGATAAATATTTTAATTTAGCTATAAACACAGTAAAACATAGCGCTGCGATGTCTGTTGATAAATTATTAAAGATTTTTTCTAATATAGTAAAAAAAATTACTAGTTTATTTCATATAGAATTAATTAAGGCTGTTTCTAAAGGAATGAATGAAGTTTTATTCCAAATTAAAAATACAATGAGATACGCGACAAAGACAATAATAGATACTTTAATGAATATCAAAAAACAGGCTATTATTCTTTTTCACCAGATTTTAAATGATACAAATAAAAATATTAATAAATTTACTAGTGAAATAAATCGAAGATTAAAATTAGTTTTGGGTTCTACTTATGCGAAAATTCAACCATATATGATATTTATAAGTTCGGCATTATTTCTTTTGATCGGTGGTGGAATTTTTTCATATTTTTATTTTTCATCATCTGAAGATATAAAAGATATAAATGAAGTAAATGAAGTAAATAATATTAATGACTAAATTTAATTATTAATGACACGATATATTTTTTTATTATTATTATATATATATAGAAATGGATATTCTGGATAATCAATTACTTGGAATTATATTTGGAATTTTATTAATTATTGTATTTTTTTTTATTAAGAAGAAAAACGTTGAAGCATTTGGTTTATGGGATGGTCTTATGAGGGCAGGATTTAGTCTCCTGACAAGTCCAATCAAATTAGTTATGGGTATGTTGGGAAAAATGGCTAGTAAAGAAGTGGGTAGGGTTACAAGTGATGCCAAAAAAATGGCTGAAAAGACTCTTACAACAGTAAGTAAAATGGCTACTACTGCTATTGATAAAACAAAAAATGCAGTAACAGACGTTACTAATAAAGTTCAAAGGACTGTGACAACAATTGCTAATGATACTATGAAAAAAGTTCAAGGTACTATTCAAACAGTTGTTAGCCAAATCAGAACTTTTATGAGAGAATTAATGAAACAAGTCCAACGTTTTTTTACAATAACTATTGTCAGTACTCTTCGACAAGCTACAGAGAAAGCTAAAGAAATATGGAGGTATATAGTTAAATCTACATATGACAAAATTAAAAATTTCATAGCTAGAATAAAAATATACATTATGAGATTTATTAATTATTATATTACTAAAGCAAAGCCATACGCACTTTATATTGCGATTGCAGCAGGAATTATAGTCGTTGGTGGTATTGGATCTTATGTCTATTTTAATTTCTTTCATGACCCAAATGCAAAATCATCAAATAACAATAATACACCTGTAAATAATACACCTGTAAATAATACACCTGTAAATAATACACCGATTGCTAATAATATCCCGCAAACAATTCCACAAACAGTAGAATAATTTAATTTTGAATATAAAAATCGATTCAATATATATATTTATATATAAAAATTAAAATATAAATATATATATAATATAGTCATGAGTAATAATAATAATAACGATTATTCTTTTATGAAAACCGGTTTCAGTATTACTGGAGATGAACGACGAGAATTGACTGAAGAACATCTAAGAAATATTGAAGCAATGATATTAGTTTTTACAAGTCATGCAATTCAAACCTCATTTTTATATGTTGATCATAGCACTCGTAATGGAGTTACTTGCGGGGATATCAATTTAGCGTTAAAATATGAAGTATTTAAATTTATATATAGACCCAATATACAAGAAGAAGTTAATATAACTTCACAAATCTTAGAAGAAGAGGAAGAGGAGGAAGAAGAGGAGGAAGAAGAAGAAGAAGAGGAAGGTGAAATCGAAGAATTTGTTAAAAATAATTGTACCTGTGATATATGCGTTGAAATTAATAGTATTGATAATAAATGGGAAGAATGGAATCCAGAAGAGCCGTTTTTAGAAAAATTAAAAGAAAGAATTGATAATATTCCAATATAATAAAATGAATTTATTAAATAATAATTATAGATATTTTCGTAATATCCACAATATTGTGGATGGATTAACATTATTTGTCATCCAAAAAGAAATAATTACCGATGAAGATACGTACTCATACGTATATTTTCTACATAATAAGACTATTCCAATAAATGAATTGAATAATCTTATTAATAATAAACAACTCAATTTACTATCATCACTTGATACTATATGGGATTTTAAGGAAAAAACAGTTGGGATTTTGGGAATGCATACATGTTTAAATCAACGTAATAAAGGATATGCTTCATTACTTATAATAGCGAGTTGTATTATTTCTGAGAGATTTGGTTTAGATACAATTGAATTGGATGATTTTAGTGATAATTTTAAAAAAAAAAATAACCTGTATACCAATTTATCATTTAGATATATTGAAGATGGATTTCCTGAAATGATTGGATCAACTAAACAAATTATTAGACAATGGAGAAGAATCAAATTAAAGTATAGATTTAATAGTGATATACTAAAATTATTAATACCAACTTCATAAAATTCAATATAAAAAAAAAGTTTGTATATATATTTATAAATTTAAACATATATATGAACATTTTAATAGACATAGATGGAACCGTCTCAGAAGACATTCCAAATGCAGAAGATTATAGATTCGCTAATGCTCAAGTTCTTGACAATGCAGTGGAATCTGTTAATAAACTATATGACGCAGGACATAATATAACTTTTTTTACTGCTAGGTTAACAAAACATAGAGAAGTTACTGAACAATGGTTAAAAAAACATAAATTTAAATATCATGCTCTTTTAACAGATAAACCTCGTGGAGGAAGATATATTTGGATTGATAATCTTGATGTTCAGGGAATTAAATATAAAAATAATTGGAAAAATATATTAAAGAAAATTTAAAAATTGATATCTTTTAATTCAGAAACTTTCCAATCTTCATATGTCCCATTAGGTAAAGGTCTACGTACAATAAAAGGAATTAGACCTTCTTTTAATTCCTTTCTTGCAATTTCTAAAGGATTTTTAATTTTTAATGTTTTTATATCTACTAAAATATTTGAACCATTTACAATTTGTTGTGCTCTTTGTCCAAGAATTGAAGTTTTTTCATATTTTGTTAAAATTGGACGAGTTACTTTTGAAGAACATGACAAAGTTTTCAAATGTTTGTATTTACGATAATCACTAATTAAAGTCATTTCTTTTGATTTTAATATTGATCCGCCAACATCACTCTTCGATTTTAATGATGAATCATCATCTTGTTCATTTTTATTCGATTCTTTATCTTCTTCGTTATCGTCATCGTCACCATCTTCACCTATAACTACATCCTCAAAATCATTTTCATTCTTTTTTTCCTCGTTTTCGTTTCCGTTTCCGTTTCCGCTTCCGTTTCCGTTTCCGTCTTCGTTTCCGTCTTCGTTTCCGTCTTCGTTTCCGTCTTCGTCTTCGTCTTGATAATCTATATCTTGTTGTTCATCATCTCCATTCATATCTTCGTCTATATTTTCAACAATATCTTCAACATAATTATCATAATCTTCTACCTCTTCGTCATCACTGTTTTTTTGTATGTTATTAAAATTAATTTCAGACATTTTAAATACTATATATAATTAATATAATATAAACAATTTCAATTTTTATATATTAATTAGTATCTATTTAATCAAAATATCCATATGCACCTATATTAGAATTAGAATTAGTAGGTCTTTTCTTATTTTTCTTTCTTTTTATATGATTTTTGTTTGCTAAAATTGATATATCGCTAAATCTTACATTTGTTTTTTCAATATCATTTAATATTATTTTATTGTCAATTTCTTCCTCTTTTTCACTTTTTTCCGTATATTTTTTATATTCTGAATCAGATTTTATAATCTCTTTATTAATTTTATTTTCAATTACTTCAATCGAAGATATTATATCATCAATTTCAGAATTATCTTCTAATTCTAATTCTGAAAAATGTTTACTTAATTTTTTCATAAAATTATTAAAAAAATTATAATTTCTTGTCATTTTTTCTTCAATTTCATCATGATTGTTTAAATTGAATTTAACAATATTTATATATTCTTCAATTTTCTGGTATTTCATTTATTATTATTATATAAGTTGAAATTATTATTAAAATAATAATAAAACTTACACATTTTAAATTATAAAAAAAAAATTATATCGTTATTAATATAAATGAGGCTTTTAATCGTATCACTTTTTTTTATTGGAATTATTATGGCTATAATTGGATATTATAGAGCAAATTCTGAATGTCCTTTACAAAAGACAAAATATAAATTTATACCTCGAACTCTTGAAGAAGAACAAGCATCTAATACAAGCGTTTATGCTATTTTTAAAGGTATGTTTGAAGATCAAGCTCCAAAAGATAAAATGTAAAAAAAAATATATTATATTTTTATAAATGACGTCACTAGTTGGTAATTTAACACAAAGCATAATTAAAAAATGTATTAATGAATTTAATAATAATGAACATCAAATTAAACAAAAAATCATTGAACCATTTATATCACTAATATTGTCATATGTTCATCGTCAATTATATCCTTTTCTCTATATAATTTGTACAATATTTGTTTTAACTTTTTTTATGACAGTTATTATATTAATAGTTATTTTAAATAAAAAATTATAATTCTATGATAGACCACATTTATTTAATTTTTTTCTTTTAATTACAATATACATAAAATATGTCAAATAATGAATATGGAGAAGATATAAATGGGGTTAGAGAATTATCTATAGATGATTTTAATTTAAATACCAAAAAATGTGTAACTAATCAAGGTAAAAATGGTTTAATTATATTTTATCAATATTGGTGCCCACATTGTAGAAATATAGTACCTGAAGTCGTTAAAGCAAATAAAAAACTTAAAAACAAACATTTAATTATGGCTGTTCATGGAGATAATGGAAATAATGACATGATTTTTGACAATTTTGGTATTATGGGAATACCTTCAATTAAATTTATGGACTCTTCTGGTAAAATAACAAAAGATTATGATGGTCCAAGAGAATCGGAATCTTTTATTGAATTTATTAAAAATAATAGTAATAAACCAAATAAAAAAAAACTTGCTGTTCAAAAGAAAAAAGAAAAAGTTGTTCTAAAAAAGAGAAAGGAAAAAAAAAATATTCCTCTAAAAAAGAAAAAGGAAAAAAAAAATATTGCTCCAAAAAAGATAAAGAATAAAGTACCAGTTGTTAGAAAACAAAGAAAAGTTAAAAAACAAAAAAAAATTGTTAAAAAAATTGTTAAAAAAAATGTTAAAAAAAATTAATATTAAAAATTTTATAATATTTTATACAAAAAAATAATTTTTTATATAAAATATTATATCTATTATAATAATATAAAAGATGATTACTGATATTCTTAAATTTGTAGTAGAAGTTGCCGTTATTTCATTCATTGCATATTATATTACCAATAAATTTTATAAAAAAATTAGTATAGTTGATTCTCTATTTATTGGAGTAGTTCTTAGTTGTGTTCTTACCGTCATTGAAAAATGTTTTTTAAATCTTACTGAAAGTTATGAAGAAGATGATATCTCTGAAGATATAGAAGATGACGAAGAAGATGAAGAAGATGACGAAGATGCTTCCGAAGATGAAAAATGGGAATCATTTGCAGAAGTTGAACCTGAAAATAAAGTTGTAGTTAAAGTTGACCCAAAAGGAATTATTAAGTCTTCTGAAACTCGTC